TAGAAGCTGCTGTAGCGCTGCTAGCGGCTGCTGAAGCTGACCCTGCTGCATTGCTCTCGCTAGTGGCTGCATTGCTTGCAGAAGTAGCTGCGTTGCTCTCACTAGTAGCTGCATTAGATGCTGAAGTAGCTGATGCAGTAGCAGAGTTAGCTGCGTTAGTGGCTGATGTTGCCGCTGCTGAGGCAGAAGTAGCAGCATTGCTCTCGCTAGAGGCTGCGTTAGTTTCACTAGTCGCTGCTGCGCTAGCTGAAGAAGAAGCATTAGAGGCCGAAGTAGCAGCATTGCTTTCGGAGGTTGAGGCATTGCTAGCACTAGTTGCAGCCTCTGATGCTTTAGTCGTTGCTGTAGAAGCGCTGTTAGACGCACTGGTTGCGCTTGTAACGGCTTCTGCGGCTTTAGTAGTAGCTGTGGTAGCACTTGCTGCTGCTGCGCTCTCAGAGGCTGCTGAGGCCGTCTCTGATGCACTAGCTGCTGTAGCACTGTTAGCTGAGTTTGTAGCGGATGTTGCTGCGTTAGTTTCTGATGTGGCTGCTGCTGTTGCGCTAGCCTCTGCTGCATCAGCAAAAACATCAACACCTGTCGCACTTGCTGCTGCGGCTGTAGCGCTTGCACTAGCCTCTGCTGCTTTAGCTATTGCAGTAGTTGCACTAGCCTCTGCTGCTACGGCGCTTTCAGCTGCATCACTTGCTTTCGTAGTGGCTATGACCGCTTGGGCTGTAACGTCAGACAGTGTAGCGTCTGTAGTAGAATCGCCAACACCTCCAGCACCTCGATATATTGCCATGCATAGCTCCTAAGAAAACAAACAAAAAGAAAGGGGGACTCCGAAGAATCCCCCAGTTGTTTTAGCCTTGAACAGCTAGAACGAAACCTGCTTCTGGACGCATTACTTGACAACCGTAAAGCGTATCAGCAGTATAAAGAGTACCGAGGAACTCCTGCTTGTACTGAGTTTGTGAACGAACTGACTGCTGCTCTGCAAGAACGTTGGTGTCCTTGTGGATCAGCTGTGCGCCACGAACGCCAGACTCAAGAGTAGGTACGTTAGTAGAAACAAACACGTCAACGCCGTACAGGTTACCAATCTTACCAGTCTCTACGCCCTTGCCATTAACAAAGTCGGTAGAGGTGTAACGGTCAATACCCATGATAGCGTTACGCAGTGAAGGAGGAACGATAAAGCTACGTCCGTCCATCGGTACGTCTGCGTCATCCATGTTCTGAATGAGGCTACGGAAAGCAGCGTCAGTGAACGGGTTAACGTCAGCAGTGCCGTCAGCATCGTAGGCTTCAAGAGCGCCACCAGAAGTGATCTGGAAAGACCCGCTGTGAACCCAAGAAGAACCGTTGCCGTCGCCGAAAGACTTACCAAGAGTAAACAGATCGTCGTCTACTTGCTTGGCCAGACCGTAACCAGCATCGCCGGTATAGAACTGACGCAATGAAGCGAGAGCCTGTACTTCGGTGATATCTTCGATCATGCGTGAGAATTCGAAGTGCTTGTTGATGTTGATCAAAACTTCTGACTCAACAGAGTTTTGGATAGTTACAGCAGTGTTAGCAACTTTAGCATTAGCTGTACCACGAGTAGGCTTAGGGACGTGAATAGTGTCGCCTTTCTTGCCAGTCATGCTCATTTTCTTAACGAGGTTAGCTAAAACAAGGTTAGTCTTGTATGCAGCAATTACTTCGTCACTCCAGATTTCTGGAATAAAAGTAGCTGCGCTAGTGTTGTCTACTGCTCCGCCCATAGCGGGATATACTGATGTGGCCATAATACAATTTCCTTAAAGAGAGTTTAGTTGCGGACTCTTCCTTCTTGGTAGGCTTGCATGATCTCGTCAGACAAGGATAAGTACCGTTCAGGATCAGTCTGCATTAGTTTAATAATGTCTGCTCGTCTATAAACTTTTCTAGTTGATGCTTCACCGCTACCTTTCGCATTCCCTACGGAGGCTGTCTTAACAGCGGCTTTGCGACTAGCTTTCTCTTCAACAGCAGTCTTATTTACAACACCTTGACGTTCTTTCCAATTACTAAAAAGTTCATCAGCGGCTTCATAATCATACTGCGTATCTGCTTGTGCAAAGAGCTGTGTCCGAATCTTAGAGCCTTTAATCCAATCTACAAACTTAGAGTCACTTAGAATTTGTTGCATATCCGGGTGACGTTGCTGCAAAGCAGCCTGAGCTGTCGATTGTTTGTACTGTCGCGTTTGAGCTTCAGCAGCTTTGATTGAAGGATGATTCTTAATAGCTCTCTCGACTGCCTTGTCGGGATCTGAGAAAAAGTCTATATCGTCTTCAGTTTCTTCTGGTGCTTGTGTAGATGTGTCGAGTTGTGTCTGAATATAAGTGTCAACAACTTGTCGAAGTTCCCCTACTTCACTGCTTTGACGTCCTAAGAGCTTCTCAGCTTCTTGGTGCATCCTTACGATCTCAGCAGTACTTTTTCCTTTATATTTGTCAGGGATTTCTTCTTCTTGAAGAGTTTCCTGTTGTACAGGTTCTTCTTGGAGAGTTTTTTCTTCAGTGTCAACGTCCTCTAGACGCTCGTCAATTAATGTTGCCATTATTAAACTCCGTGGGTCTTCCCATTATGGAGGTGTATTATGTAAGGTTTCGGTTAAGAGTTGGCCTTACGCTCTTGTTGTATCTTCTGTGCTCTCATCTTCTCCCATTTAGCAGTGGCACCCATAAAATCACCGCTAATAGGATCAAGAGAACTTCGTACAGGAGATATAATTCTTTTTGCTGGTTCAGCACAATCAGGACAGGATATAGTGGTTAAGGCCGTGTCAACAAAACTTTCATTGACATGGCCCTCTACACATTTGAAATCAAACAAGGCTCTCATTATGCAGCCTCTGATTCCTCTGATTCTTCTTGCTCTATCTGCTCTTCCGCAGCGTTGAGTTGAGTTTCTAAATTAAGCATGTTAGCGATAACAGCAAGTTGTCCTTTACGAAAGAAAAGGTCTTCGTTATCTTTAGCTGACTCTACAGAGTTTATAACGCTAGCGTTGTTCATCAAGTCTTGCATCAGGGTCTTCCAACCATCTGTTGCAAACATCTCACGATAGTTGTTATAATATTTCTCAAGCTCTTGGTCTATCATACTGTTTCTCCTATTAGGACAGTTATTCTCTATGTGCTTACATTATACCACATTATTGATACAATGTCAAGCTTTATTTTCTCTTTTTACCTGCTTTTTGCAAGGCGATAGCAACAGCCTGCTTCTGGGGCTTACCTTCCTTCTTGAGAGTCTTGATGTTCTTGGACACTGTTTTCTGTCCACTGCCTTTCTTCAATGGCATTATCATTCTCCTTCTTTTTAAAGATGTTATCCCAGTTGTCAGCAAACTTGTTAAAGTCTGTCTTACGCTGTGTGCTACCCTTGCCGCCGTGTGTCTGCCCCTGCATTACTTCTTAGGCTTCTTAGCTTTGTCTTTCTTCAGAGCTGCAATAGCTGCTTTAGCTTGCTTGTCAGTCATTGGCATTGAGCGAGCACGCTTTGGCTTTACTGCTTCTTTCTTTTTAGCTGGTCGTCCTACTTTAGATCCGTATGTTCCGGCACCTTGTGGCATAAAGCTCTCCTGTTGTTTATAGTTAAAATGTTACATATAATATACATTGTATCGTAAAGTGTACATTTATTGCATTTTTCTGTACATATAAGTGTACTACCACTTCTCTTTGTCGGCCCAATAAGCCGCTGACATCTTACCTTTAGCTATATTCTTGCCGTGTCTAGCTTTAAAACTAGCTCTTTTAGCTTTCATACGGTCAGATTCACCCGCTTTGGGTTTGCCTGCTGTCGATGCCCCTTGCTCTCCAAATCGGATGGTCTTGATTTGATCACCCTGCTTCGCCACAACAACGTGGCTTTTCTTGGGGTGGCTAGGGGTTCGCTTTGGCTTGTTATACGCACTGACTCCTGCTCTAGCTAGCCTTGGATCCTTTTTTACTGGCATCTTTAACCTCTTCTTTTGCTTTAGCTTCTAGTTTCTCTAGGCGTTTAAACAGTTGTGCAAACTGCTCGTTAACTTGGTTAACTACGTTCTCTAAATCTCTATTGCTGATCATAATGTGTTATCGCCTTGTGGTTCAAAGGTTGTTTGAGGTGCCGGAGCTGCTGGCGGTGTTTTTTCTTTATTGTTTCCTTCTTTGACTGCTATCTCACGCTCTTTCAAAAGCTGTTCTGAAATCTTCAGACGACGCTCAAACTCTTTGTCATCTGCGCTGCCAGCTTGTAAGTTAACAGTAGCAGCCTTGATACGATCAATCTCCAGCTCCATTGGGATAGCCTGAGCTTCTGCTGTAATCTTCTGTGCGCGTGCTTGTGACTCTGTTGCTTGACCGTTAAGTGCAGCAGTCTGTGAAGCTTGGAACTGCAACTGTGCCTGCTGTGCTGCTTGTTGAGCCTGCTGTGCTTCTGGGTTAGGCTGGTTAGCTTGTTCAAGCACTTGTACCAACTCTTCACGATTAGACAGGTTCATGTTGTCAATGATAGACATAACCAACTTAGGATACATTGGGGTATCTGGTGACATAGTTTGTAGCAACTGCACAAGCTGTGTTACTTCATACTCACGAGCAACAATGCCAAGAGAGCTAGAAGTATGGAACTTGTAATCAGCTACTGGGTATAACTCAGGCTCAAACTGCATGTAACGCCAAGCCGCCTTAGTAACAAAAGGAATAAGGAATGCTTCTTGGAAGTTAATCAATGTACGCTTGTGGCGCTTAATGATGGCTCCTAAGCTCATAGAAATGCCCGCTGCCGTCGCATCTCCGTTAATAGATCCCGGTATACCAGCTGAGTCAATAGCGCCTGTAGCGGTCTGTACCATTGTCTGTAAGGCTTGAGCTTGGTTAAAGGTAATCTGGTTAACGTTGCCAAAGTTAAAGGGCTGTAGAATCTCTGATGGATTACCGTTGGTGAGAATAGTCTTACCCGGCTGGATAGACGGACGAGAGCCTCTAGGCATCGAGAAGCGTCCATAGCCATCATTGGGTGGATGGTTAGTGCTAGAGCATCGATTCTAGCGCGTAGTTCTGCGTCTAACGCCTTCTGACTGTTATACCCTTTCTCACATACTCCTCGACCCCAGAANCGGCTAGGAACGACATCCCATGGGAATGCTACGACAGGACGATCCTGCATCATGTACGGGTTCTTCTCAGCCTTTAGCAGAGTACCGCCATTGGCAATAACAACCATAGCTTCTGTGTAGTAGGTATCTTCTTCTTCTTCACCAAACTCTACAACTTCTTCGTCTTCTTCAGCATCTTCCATAGCTGCTTTTAGCAGGTGCGTAGGAACAAGGCCGTAGTATTTAGTCAGTCTAACCTTGTCTTCAGGGAAGGTAGTCAGTTCCTGATCAGGTTCTAAATCAAAGTCACTGGCAGCAACAGACAAAGGCTCGTCACGATATACACCTTTTTCCTGTAGTTGCTCAACCAAGTGGCTAGACACATACTCGTCTACTGCACAGCCCAGCGCAGTGTCAATGTCTGTAGCTACTGGGTCAATCAGGAAGTTCTGCGGCATAACAGGACGCAGCTTAACGCAAGTGCGGTCTTGTATGGTAACACCTACTGCTTGTAGCTCACCGCCCATAACAGGCTGTGTAGCAGGAGCCATCTCTTTTTCTTCTTCTATAACAACTTCTGCAATGCCTGTACCGAATACAGCAGCGTTGATTAGACACTCAGCTACGTTCTTACGTACTTTATTCTTTGCAAAGTCTTCTTCCAAGTAACTGCGTAAGGCTGCAATGTCAGCAGGGTTCTGATCACGTACATCGTCTTTGATGTCGAACCACTTACCACGACCAAAGGTAGCTTCCTCTAGCTCTGCTACAGATGACTCTACAGCCTGTTGTAGTGCAGGAGATATAATCTTAGAGCGTTCTGACTGACGAGTCTGGTCTTCTGATGACCACTGACCACGCCACAGTCGATAGTATTCGTCAAAGCGTTGTGAATAGTTAGCTTCGTAATGATCGCGCCAGCTATCACACTTATCCATTACCCAGCCTTCAATGTCCTGCTCTAGCGTGAAGTTGTCGTTGCCTTCTAGTTCCATAATTAATAGCCTGCGTATTTGTCTAGGAATTCGTAGTCCTCTTCTTCATAGTCAAAAGCATACGAGACCTTAGCTAACTGGTCAATGTATGCAAGAGCATCTATCAAGTCATCGTGGACTAATTGGTTAGGGAACTGAAACAACTCGTCTAGGAACTGAGCATTCCACTTACCCTTGTTTAATACTAAGTTACCGTGTTCTAAACGGCCTTGTAGCGCCCACACGATCCTGTCTGTCTTCTTCTTGTTGCCGTGTGTTAGCTCTTCTATTCTAAAGAATCTCTGGTTCTTCTTCATTATGTCGTTCAGGTAGGGGTAGACAGCGTTCTTTAACGCACCCTTCTCAATACCTACTGCGACTGGTTGGTAGTCTCTGACTGCTTCAAAGATTCGTCTGGCAGTCTCTTCGACGCCCCAACGG